AATCCGCCTGGAGAACGGGGAGATTGTCCCTGGNCGCGCTATCGTTTCAAGAGACGACGATTGGTTCAAGAACGCCCTGCGCTTTTGGAGGCAATGGCAGCCACCAGAGGTCACGGTCAAACACGAGGACACGGTCTTTATTTCATTTGACCTGGGCGTACCCAACAGAACCTATCAGCAGCTTATGGACGAGGCGGACGAAAAGTCCTCTCTTAACATAATCGACATATCGTCACCACCTAAATATCTGGAGGACAATGGCGGAAGTAAAAGTTAATCTATCTGACCTCGTCAAGTTTACGGCGAGGCAACAGGTCGCCTGGCTCTCTATGCTTGAAAAAAAATATACGCTTTATGGCGGCGCCCGTTTCGGCGGCAAATCCTTTTTCTTGCGCTGGGCTCTTATTTCCTGGTTGATTCTCCAGGGTATGCGCGGTCATAAGCAAGTCCAAGTCGGCTTGTTCTGTAAAACCTATTCGGAGCTGGAGGACAGACATATCCCCAAGTTCTCACAAATGCCCGATTGGTTGGGAACCTTCTCGGATAGCCAAATCTATGGCTTGTCTTTCCGCCTCCACGAACGCTACGGGGGCGGTATTATTATGCTCCGTAACCTGGATAAGGGAGCTGACCGTTATAAGTCTGCCGAATTCGCTGCTATTGGCGTTGACGAGCTTACCGAGTTTGAGGCTGACCAGTTCCTTATCTTGATTGGCTCCCTCCGCTGGGTGGGTATCGACCACTGCCCGTTTATCTCTGGCTCGAACCCTGACGGTATCGGCAACGAATGGGTCAAGGCGTGTTTTATTGATAAGGATTATTCAAGTCAACAACTGGCAGGGCTGAAACCCCTGGCTGACCAATTCAACTTTGTACGCTCCCTGGCAACGGATAACCCCTACTTGCCTAAAGAGTATATGCAAATTCTGGACGCCCAGCCCCCGAACCGCCGCCGTGCCTGGCGCGACGGCGACTGGAACGTAATCCAGGGCGCAGCCTTTCCAGAGTTCTCTACTGATATTCACGTCAAACCGCTCAACGAGATTCCTGACCTCCACTTTGAATCGTATATACCTTACACCTTCCCCCGTTTTCAAGGGATAGATTGGGGTATTGCCCGCCCGTTCGTCTGTCTGTTCGGCGCTATCAACCCTGCCAATGGGCGTTTGATTGTCTATGACGAAATCAGCCAGGCGGGGCTCACTGATAGCCAACAGGCAGAAATGATTAAAATGCGCTCCGATGAAAACGAGATGAAAGCTCGGCGCTATGCTGACCCTAAAATGTGGAATAAACAAAGTGTGAATGACAAGCTTATGTCCACGGCTGACGTGTACCAATCTCACGGGGTTAAGATTTATCCTGGAGACCCGAACCGTCACGCAAAGAAAGCAAGGGTACACGAATTGCTGGCAATCAAAGCTGACGGTTACCCTGGCGTTATTATTACTCCCGAGTGCAAACAGTTGATTAAGCAGCTGTCCAAACTTATGACCGCTCACGATGATGTAGAGGACGTAAACGACCACCAGGAGGACGACTCCTACGACGCATTTGGTATGTTGACAAATCCCGTAGGCAAGTATAATAAACCGTATAGGCGCTTGACGCTAAACCCTAACAACTACTCGCCCTTTACCAAACTGGAGAGAATATAATGGCAGATACCACCCAAAACTTTAGCAAAGCCAAAGACCACGCCGCCGAAATGTGGGCGGGTTTTTCTGGCTTACACGATATGCAGTCCAAAATGGACGAGATGATTAATATGGAGTGGGAAAGCCAACTCAAACGGAAAGACGTAAAACAAACGATTTCCCCCGAGCCCCACAACCAGTTTATGGGTGCAAAGCGCCTTATGAGTAGCACCCAGCCGAATATCAATATCTCCGCACAGCTGAACGATAGTACTATCCCTAAAGAGGATATTGATAGAATGGAGAAGTTCTGCCGTGCCGTGTTACACCAGTCGGGCAGAATCAACGGTCACCCCGTGAATGAGGAAATCATTGATAGCCTCTTACGTTATGGCATTAGCTTTACTTCTGTCAATGACACCGCTGACGTTGTCGAATGGCAAAAGGAAAGCTTGATTGCCCCCTCCAAAGCGCGTACTTATCGCAACGAGCGATTGATGAAAACAACGCCGTTCCTTATCAAGCCCCTCAACCCCCGAAATTGCGCTTGTGAGTTAGGCGCCCTGGGGCTGGAGGCTTTCTACTACCAGTCTGAAACCACCGTCGCGGAGATGATTTCTATGTACGGTATCCGTGCGGATTGGGAAACAAAGAAACCAAACGAGAAAATCCAGTACCACGAATACTTTGACCTGGACGTTCATTTCTCCTGGGTAGAAAGTGGCTCGGAACCTTTGATTGGTGCAGCCACCGACGGCGCTCACGACCTTCAAGTTATTCCTATCGAAGTACAGCTTGGAGAGGGCTCGAATATGAGCTCCGATTGGCAGAACAAAGTCCACCCGTTCCTCTATGCAATCCATAAGGGAGAGCTGTGGGAGAGGCTCAACCTTGAATTGACGGTTATGTACACCTCTCTTTTCAACATTGCCGCTAACCCTACTTTCAAGTTTATGGGGGCTGACCCTGACGAACATCTTGACGTTGATTGGGCTACTATTGGTGGCGTTATCCGCTTGCAAACTGGACAGGACTTCCGTGTTATGGAGCGCGATATTTTCAATAAAGATATGCTGCAAGGTTACCAGCTGGCGGAGCAAATGGTCTCCGAGAGCGGTATTTACAAACAAACCCTGGGGCAACCTATGGCGGCTGGCACCGCTTTCTCGTCTCTGTCTTTGCTCTCCCAGGCTGGGCGTCTGCCCTTGTCCGCTCCACAACGAGCGGGGTCTTGGACGTTTGGCGCTATCTTTGAAAATATTTTAGGTAGGATTCGTGACGACAAAAAAGCTCGGACTGTCAAGGGTGAATCTGAATTACTGAAACTTGAATCTACTATTATTCCAGAGAACGTTTCTGTCTCCGTTGTGATTGACGTTGACTTGCCCCAGGACAAATTGCAGAACGCGAATGTCGCCTCTATGGTGATTGACCGCGGGCTGGCAAGCAAGGATTGGGCTCGAGAGAATCTGCTCAATATCAACTCCCCCGACCAAATGGAGAGGGACATTCTCAAAGAGAATATTACCAATATGATGTTACAGGAATTGGCGACTGGTAATATGGAGCAAATGATTACCCAGCGCGTTATGCAGCAAATCCAACAGCAGCAAGCCCAGGACGCCGCCGCCCAGGCGAGCCAAATGCCACCCCAGAGCGCCCAGGGTATGCCGCCTGAAATGCTTGACCCCCGCGCTCTCCAGGAGGCAAAGTTCTCAATGGCTAAACAGAGCGAGGCTCAAAACAGGTTCGCAGACCAGAACAACCCAGCAATGGGCGGGCTATCAAAAATGGCAGCTGGCGCTTTACCAGCACAATCGCCTGGTCAAATGCCCGTAGCAGGTGACGGCAATTTTATGATCCCCCAGGAAGGTGAAATGTGATAACCAAATCAGACGCCGATAGTATCTGGTTGGAGGCTAATGCTATGTTTCAGACTGTCTTGAACGAAACCGTCAATGAGTTCGGCAAGACGGAGGACGACGCAATGCAAACAATGCTTGCAAAAACTATCAATGCTGACCCTGCGCTAAAGTCTCGTGTACAAGGCGTACCCGAGGTAGACCTAATGCTCGAAAAGTTTGGAGGTAATAATGGCGTCAATAATCAACACGAAACAAACGGACAGCGGCTGGAACGCCCAATCGTTTAACAGGTTCCCAGGCTATACGCCTTGGAATCCTTTTAAAAAGAAAACGGAATCCAGAAACCAGGTCATAGAGAGGGTCACCCCTAACTCTGCCTCGCAGCCAGCCACCTCTGCTTTTGGCGGCGCCTGGAGACCTACTTTTGCATACAATTTGCCTACAGCGGCGGCTGTAGCCCCCATAGCGTACAGGCAAAATGCTTTACAGCAAAATATGTTTCAGCCGAATCGGCTGCAAACCGTTCAATCTGCCTACCCTGTGCGGACAGCAACTCCCAACAATAATCTACCAACCGCTGGCGCCCCCGCTAACGCTTTCCAGTACAATCGCACTTACTGGTCTACTGGCAACCAGTCTCACGACACCTCCTTTTATCGTAGGGCAGGGCAAAATCTCGTGAACGATTGGAGGTCAGCTGGTGGTTATAACATTCCTATCACAGACTGGTTTGACCCTTACGACCCAGCTGGCTCTCCTTACCAGCAAAGCCAGTATATGAATGTTCCCGAGACGGCAGGTGGCTATGGAGGCTGGGGAGGCTGGGGAGGCTATAGCGGCGGGGGCGGGTATACCCCGCAGGATTCCGCAGCCTTTTATTCTGGCAATTACACCCAGCGTAGAAATCGCTGGAGTGAGACATTACTTACTTGGGGATTGCGACAGCAGTAATCGGAGATAAAACAGTGACCGAACAACCTAATAACCAGCAGGGAGTTTTCAACGGACAACCCTACAACTCGCCCGCGCCGAATCTGAACCCTTACGAGAAATACCAGCTGCTAAAGAAAAACGATTTTCTACAGCCGCCTGGTACTCAAAGGATTTGGACGCAACATTCCAATATCAATCGCAACTTGACTTTCTGGAAACCTGACGCCCAGGCTCGGTTTAGACCTGACTTGCCCCCAGCTATTTGGGATAATTCAAAACCATATCAAGGTTATTGGGGTGACCCAAAGAACGTAGTAGAGGCTTATAACTTCTTGCGCGTCCAGGACGATGACTATATCCCCCCTGGCTATATTGACCCCGAATTTGTCAATAATATGTACAAGCAGCTAAAGACCTTCAATAGCAACAATGACGACCCCTATCGTTGGGAGCCACTGCCTTTTGGTGACGAGGCTGCTTATTATGCTTACGTTCAACCTGGCGCCGATTGGTGGGAGAATACACCAGGGAATCGTTTTGAAATATCAACCCCTCGGCAGCGTTTGGACGTGAACGCCAGTATAAAAGCAATGCAGAGCGTCGTAGACGAGGTAAACGCCTCTCTTGCTGAATCGTATGAGGCTGGACAGATTTCCCAGGACGAATACGAGCAGTCTGTACAATGGTTCTCACAATACGCGCTATCTCCAGAGGGTCGTGCTGCCGTCTCTGACGGGACGCTCTCTGCGGAGGAATTAGGAAAGCCCTTTGACCCGCGGGATTACAGCCAGCTCGCCGTTACAGGATTGCTCGAGCAGCAGGGTATTCTTGACCTTGACGGTAAACCAGCGACAGACTACAAAGATATGGAGACCTGGCAGCAAGCTCTTTTGACTGTGTTTGGCGCTCCAGAAGGTATGAATTTACCAGAGGCTCAAAAGCAAGTCGCGCCCGCGTTGGGTGCTGGTATGTCTGCTATGGGCGTCTTTGGAGCTATCACCACCTCCGCTCTTATTGCAGCTAAAATATCCACACCTATTGCTGGTGCAATTACGGTAGCTACAGCTGGCGGTGGTGTTGCCCTGGCTCCTATCATTATGGCTGGCTCCGCCCTGGTCGGCGGGTATGCTGGCTGGAAGCAATACCAGGCGTCCATAACTGGTCAAGAAAACGACGTTTCAAAAGTAACAACGTACTTATTCAACGTACTATCCGAGGGCACTGAAAAGGTTGTCGGAACAGGTACGATTATGTCCGAGGTAAACCAGTTTGTTCGCGAGGCAGAACAAAAGGGAATGGGCGAGGCAGAAGTCAACCAGGCTGTTATGGAGCGCTACGGCGTTTCTCCAGAGGGTTTTTGGGATTTGTTCGGACAGGCTTGGACTGCCTCACGCTTGCAGTACGAATCCGCTGGCGGTCAAGGTGCTGGTGACTGGCTCACTGATACTGTTTCCGTGGCAGTCCACGCAGTAAACCCCGACTGGAGTACTGGAACAAAGACAGCGCCAGGGCAAGTGTGGCAGCTACAGCACGGTATGACCAGCCCTACGAATCTTGGTCTTGATTCTGCGGAGATCAGGGCAGCTATTATGCGCGACATTGCCTCCCTGGGAGCGAACGCCTCGAAAGAGGACATAGACGGTATAGCCGCAATGTGGGTTGACGCCCTGGGCTTTTCTGGCAATATGAACGACTTTACAGGTCAAATTTTTCTTGACCCGCTAAACTTTGTTCCTGCTACCGTGAACAAGAGTGTAGACATTTACGCCACAAAGAAATTCAATCTGGCTACCGCGGCTGACGATTTGGTATCCGCTAAAAAGTACGCGAATTTATCTGCCGCGGCGAAACAAGGCGTTGGCAACCCTCTCATTGACGCGCTGCCTTTTGGCGTACAACAAGGCACAGAGTGGGTAGGCAAACTCGTAACAAAGATTGTAAAAGGCGCAGACGCCGAGGTTCCTAAATGGTTCCGTGGCTCTATGAACCCCGCCCAGGTATTCAACTTGGCAGCTGGCTTTGACAACCAGGGCACAGTACAAAAAACGTTTTTGGACACTTACGATGATTTAAGACAAAAAGGCTATAGCGCCCCCACTGGTACAGCAATTGACATTATCGCCGCCGTCGAGCCTGGTAAGAGCTCTCCTTTTGCCAAAATGTTTATGTCTGGCGACGGGTTGAGTGCTACTATCCAGCTGTTTGACGCAAACGGCAAGCCTTATGCCACCGAGACCTTTAATGCAGCGGATAGAGCGCCGTTCAAGTCTCCTACAGAGGCTATGGACAGGCTCAAAGTGGTCATAGATGACCCTGGATATTCTGGCACGTCGAAGTCAAAGATAAACGCTTTCCTGAACAGCCCTCTTGAAATGGAACAAAAAAGCCGCCTCGGTATGGTTGATTATATGAAAGACCTGAAAGCTGACGGCAGCCCTATTACTGCGGCTATCCTCAACCCGTCTATTGTCAACCCCGAAACTGGCGAAATAATGGCGCAAGGTAAGCTCGTTGTCCAGATAAACGAGGGTGGTAAAACCTACGAGGTCGAGAGCCCTGACGGTAAAACAAAATACACGGTTGATATGGATAGCGACAAGGTTATTACTATGACCGTTGACGGCAGAGTTGAATTGTTACCCGTTGACGGATATTTGGTCACTCCTGGGCGCAATGTCGATATGGCTGACCCCAACCTGACCCGTATCAATATGCAAGCGGCTAACGATATGGCGGCTGCTTTTGGATTAGAGAAACCATACCCCGAGAGCATTTATGCGGAGGGAGCAAAAGCTGACAAGAGCGCTGTTCCTACCCAGCTCACAGGTAATAAATTTGTCGATTACTTTATCAAGCTGTCGGACTTCACGCCCGAGGCTAAAATTGCTATTACGAACAGGGCTCTTGCAGAGACTATCCTGGGTGCCACATTGCTCGGCAAGAATGACCCCGACAAGTTCTTTGCGTTCTTTGATTACCTGGCTGGTAGACCAGTACAAGTAAGCCAGCAAATGAAAGACTTTGCTTTAGGTGGCACAGTCGCTACCGCTATGCTTACGTTGAAGGACGCCTTGAAAGAGGGCGGCGCTTTCTATAGCTTACGCAAGGGCTGGGATATTAGCACAGTCCGCCGTGTAGAGATTCAAAATCTCGCCAGGGCAATTGGTATAGATATGAATAAAATACCGACAATGCGCCTGGAGGAAATCACCAAAAAGCTGGACGCCTATAACAAGAAAGCTGCGAAAGACGGCACTTCACCACAAATCGAAATGACGGCAGCTGACATAAAGAAGTTCATTGCTCCCTTCCAGGGCTCCGACGCTTTCCCGCTTACAAGAGAGGCACTGGTAGCAAGCGCGATATTCTCTGTTATCTCTGATTCCGAGCGGGCAGCTATCAAGTTGTACGACCCGCAAACGAAGTCGCAGCTAACTCAAATGTCCGCCCTGGCGAAGTCAATTATCGGCTTGCCTTTGATTTCTGCAAACCCCGCGACCTGGGTTATGAATATGTTTAATAACTGGGTAACGATGAACGTTATGGTTGGCACTGGCGGCACCCTTATTACTGGAGACGCCCTGGCAAAATCAGAGGCGCGCTTTGGCGTTGACTATACGAGCCTTATTGGCAACGAGTTCAAGATTGCAGATGTAATCAGTGGCGCCACACCCGAATTGAACAAGATATTGAACCCCGACAACTGGATTACTGACGCTCGCCATTTTATGGCGGGGCTGTCGAGCTCCGATGTTACACCGCTTGACAACCTGGCGCGAGCTGCTGGCGTGAGCCCAAAAGATTTGATTGTGATGAGTTCTGCCGATATTCAAAAGGCTATCCAGTCTCGTTCTGGCGCAAAAAAGTTCCAGAAAGAAACCCGAGGGTTCCAGAGTATTTCTGAAAAGCAAATAGAGAGTAGGCTGGCACCGTTTATTGGTGATGACGCTAAACCGCTCACAACCAGCAAGTTCAATCCCCTGGCGACCTACGGCAAGATTGAACAGTTTTTCGCCAGGCGCACTATGCACCTGGCAATCACCCAGGCTATGACCGCGCCGCTTTCCGATATTCGCCCCGAGCTCCGCGCCGAGCTTACGAGAGCTGGTATGACCGACAGACAGCTAAAAGCGTTTCAGGCTGCCGCAAACAAGGCTTACAACTTGGGAGAAATTGAATCGTTCTATAAGAACGGAGAGATTGTCTACAACCCCGTCCCTGACGAGGTTATTGGCGCTGCTCTTGACAGAATGGCAGAAGGAAACCCAGCAAAGCGAGCCGCTATTGAGAGTATTCTGGATTACAACGGTCTCCGAGAGGACTTGACCGAGGCGCTCTCCAAACCACGCACACCCGAGGAAATGAACGCTATCAAGCACGACCTCTATGAGAGGCTCCGTACAGCAGCAAACCAAACCAGGGTAAACAACCTGGCTGGAGAGTTCTCAAAAGTGACAGAGGACACGGCTGGTCATATCGGTTTGATGAAAAACCTGTACAGCGTAGCTACCCAGGAATACCAAACCCTGTTTGACGCCAACCGTGAATTTGGTAATTATTGGGGTTTGATAGATGACGCCAAAAACAACACTATGGGTACCAGGGAGTTCAACTCTTATAAAGCTAATTTGTGGGCGTTCTATTCTGACCGTGTCAAGTCAATGTGGGAGGACACTCGTACTGTAATGCTAAACGGTGTCACAGCTGGTATGGTCAAGGCTGGTGTCGGAGCTGACGGCGATTTCTTTGTGAACAATTTGCGCCAGCGCCTTACCCTTATGGAGGGCGTTTTCAACGAGATTACTCAAATCAACCAGGACGCATACGACGGAGCTCTGCCAAAGGGCGCTGATAGAAACAAGCTAATCAGTGAGGTTTATAAGCGGTACGGTACGTCTCGTGACGCAAATCAAAAAGCCTGGGTAGACCATATTATTGAAATGTATGACCGTAACGGTGTAGCGCTCGCTGGTAAGACCAAAGAGCAAATCCATAGGAGCCTGGTTGGCTATATGGGAGAGTTCCTTAAGCGTGACCGCAAGTTTAGAAATGAAGTTCTCGGTCATCGTGATTCTATTAAGAATCTGAATTACGAGGCGAGACGGGCTGCCAATCGCGCCTTTTATGAGCAGAAGTACCAACCGCAAGCCCTGGATATTCTGAAATACTTGACGAATGACGCTTACGAGGAGTTCAATACAATTCGCCCGTCCAAACATTCCAGCAAGGGAGAAGGTCAAACCAAAGCTACAAAGCCGCAGCCAAAGACTGACCTCGAGGTGGAGATTGAAAACCGCCGCGCCGTGATGAATCGTAACAATACGGCTATGGAACACCAGGCTATGGTTGACGAACAAGCCAGGGCTGCAAAGTATAGCTATAACAAGACCCGCTTTAAGAATGAAATCAGCAAGGCTACTAACCTCACGGACGACGTTCAAAAAGCGGCGGTAGCCTCTTATTTTGACGCGTTTGACGATTCAGTTAAACGATTGTCTAACGGCAAGGTGTCGTTCTATGATAGCCTCGGCGGCATAGAGGAGTTTGACCTCGACCACTTACCCCAGGACAAATTTCCAGACCCGAACGGCATTGGTTATATTGCCGCTATGACCTACGATGACGACGGCAAGTTTGTATTGAGCTTTGCCACCAAAGCTGCCGATATGAAAAGCGTTTTTCACGAGGGCTCTCACGTTATTGTTGACACTGCTCGGAGGCTGTATGAGCTGGGCGTGTTCCCAGGGTATGAGACTATCCTCGCGGACGCTGGTCATACGACTGTTGAGGCGTTCAATGCTATGGACAATGCGGGCAAGAATAAGGTCTATGACGATATTGCTGACAATATGTTTAAGTGGCAATCCGACCCCGAGACTGCTAAAAAAATGCCAATCTACTTGCGGTCTTACTTTGAAACATTGGGCGACTTCTTTGTTGACCTGGTCAACAGGCTTATGGGTCGCTATAAGGACATAGAGCTCACCCCAGCAGTCAAAGAGGTTTACCATTCTCTCTTTGCACAGCAGGACATTAGATTGAAAGCCAACCGTAACGCCGTGAGAATCGGCAAATTCCGAGAGGGCAAGACCTTTACTGTGTACGGGGCTGATAACAGCAGAACATATAAGCTGATTCCAGTCCTGGCAGAGGCTGACACTCTCCGCCCGTCTCACAACCTGGGCGGGCAGCAAAACCCCGATTTTCCGCAGACGTATCAACCTCGAGAATATAAGCTGACATATGTAAGAGAGCGTGCGGCAAAACTCACTCCAGACTTGTTACTGAAACAACCTGTTGACCTGGCGAATGGCGCACCTATTATTGACCAATTTGGGAACGTGGTCGCTGGCAACCATAGAATCGGCTTTTTGAATGAGGCTCGCGATAGTTTCCCCGACCAGTGGGCGAAATACCAGCAAGCTCTCCATGACAACCTGGGGCAGTACGGCTTGACCGAGGCTGATTTACAAGGTTTGTCTAACCCTGTTCTTGTTTATAAGATAGCCGATGACGCCGACATTATGAATATCGTTACTGACGCGAACACGCCTAATCAACAGATAATGGGTTCTTTGGAATCAGCAAATCTATATTCTAAATTCCTGGATAACGACCTGATTTCTAAAATAGAGTTCCGCGAAGGTAAGACTGTTGATGACGTTATTCGTTCTGAATCGGTTGACGCTTTACGCAGAAACTTTATTGACAATCTCCAAGATTCTGAAAAGGGTCGATACCTTGTCGGCGATACTGGATTTATGAACGATAAAGGCTACGAGGCTTTCAAAGAGGCTCTGCTCGCCAGAGTATACGGCGGCACCGCTGACGGTCAAATACTGCTGAAAGAACTAATCAGCGGTGGCAGCGATTTCTCTAAAAACCTTACAAATGCAATGGTTGAGGCTGTGCCCGCTATGGCAAAGGTCGAATCTGAAATTTTAGCTGGTAATCTTGACCCGTCATATTCTATTTCAGGGAAGGTAGCTACGGCTATCGTAGAATACCAGGTCTGGAAAAACAAGCCGAAAGACGTGCGTTTGTCCCTGGAGCAAATGGCGTCTCAATTGTTTACAGACATTCCCCAGGACGTAGTAAAGCTTGAAATCTTTTTCAACAACAATTCCACCAACCCGAAAAAACTGGCAGATTTTTTCATTATGTACTCAAGCGAGGCAACCCGTAAATCTGACACTATGGCTCTCCCTGGTATGGAGGAGACGCTTACTGTCAAGCCAGCAGACCAGCTATTGAACGACCTGCTTGATACTGTCAATGCTGCTGGTCAAGCGGCTGTTGTGGCAGATGTGAGCAACTCTAATTTAAGCCAAATGCTGAACAACTCTTACGACGGCTGGGAAGGGCGACAGCAACAATTTATTGAGCCTATTCTCCAGGCGTTCCTAAAGGATATGAAAAACCCAACCGTTCCCCCTGGCTGGGCGAACGTTGAGGGGCTGTACGACGGGAAGCGCTCGTCTTATACCGCGATAAGAAAAACGATAAAGCAGATATTCGCTAACGACCCCAAGATTGACGTAGACAAGAAAAGGCTCATTCTTACCCAGGCGCATAACAAGCTCCTGGCGGAGAGTATTGCATATCGCACCTATAACGGCATTGAGGGCACTCCAGCCGCTGATTCTCTTATGGTGCAGAACGCCATAGGCAAGCTATCCTCTGCTGCCAGCGTAAAGGGAACACAAGCGGAAATGTATAAAGCCGTCCAGGAGCCTTTGAAAAATGCTTTTGAATTGCTCGATGATTTGAAATCCCGCAATGGAGACGCCCAGGCTATCGCTGACCTGGAGAAAGCAATCCAAGGTTCCAAAGTAGAACAGCTGGGAGACGCTGACATTATAGAGTCTGTGCCTCCGATTGAGCCAGAAACAAAACCAGACGTAATCACTGGCGAAGTCGAGGACGCCTTATACGAGCTTGATTACAACACTTACGATATTCAGGAGATGAGCCCGACTGAAGCAACGGATATTGTCAATAATAAAATACAAAATCCCACACCCCGTACTATTCAGCAGACGAATCAGCTGTATCATCTCGGCTATTCCGACCAGGATTTAGCTGAAATGCGGTTGACTGGCAAGCAAGCCGCCTACCTTCTGGAGAACCAAATCCGTAAAGGGGAGCCTGGCAGCGAGCCCCCCGCCCCGCCCGTTGCTCCAGGACAAGAAGGTTTATTCGGTCAACCTGACGAGTTATCTTACCAGCCTGGAGACCCGCTGCCCCCTGTCACCGCTGACCCGCCCCAGGGTGCGCTGGCGATTGACCAGGCGAGCGCGCTAACCCAGCTAAACAATAACGAAATTATGGGAATGGTTGACGAAATTACCAACCAGCTCGAAACCCATATGCGCGATAACGCCACCTTCGGTATGAACGATAAGGTTCCCGCAGCCGCTCTTGACGCGCTAAAGAAACAGACAGGCGTTTGGGACGGCGAGCTCGATTCCAAGAAGTTGTCTGCTATGGACTATGCCAAATTGAGCAGAGACCACGCACTGTTGAATTACACCCAGCGACGTGGTATTGACGGTCTTATGGGTCACGTTTTCCCTTACCATTACTGGTATACGACCTCTGTAACAGAGTGGGCTAAACACCTTATTGGGGCTCCGATGATTGGCTCCGCCTGGAGTAAATATGAGGAATTGCGCCGCCGTAACGGTATGCTCGGGTTCCCCTCACGAATGGAAGGTAAGTTTTGGATTCCCGCTCCGTGGCTGCCTGATTACCTGGGTGATGAAGTATTCTCCTCCCCGCAATCGCGACTTATGCCGCTTGAAAGCATTATGCAGCCCACGTCTCTATTCTCTGACCTGTCGGAGACGATGACAAAAAACACGATTTTCAAAATCAACGATATGGTGCGTAAGGGTATGATTTCTCCAGAACAAGGCGCCGCCTCTATCCAGTCTGGCGGTGATGAAATTTGGCAGGACGCCCTGGCAGAAGCTATGTTAGAGGACGATAGCGCCTTATCTGATTCTATGACCCTCGCCTCCCAGCTTATGGGTGTAGCCCCCTGGTGGCAATATTCTTATTACTTCGCTACAGGGCAAAAGGATAAGATTAGCGTTCTCCCGCCTACAAAAGTAGGGCAAGCTCTTTCGTCATTTAGAAGTTCTGACGAACCTGGAGCTCCGAGCAACCTGGGTACTTTGGTCGGCGATATTCTGGCTACTGCTGGTAATGTGATGAAGTTCCCCGAGGAATCTGTGAGAGACCTGGCGGGTATGTCTCCTTACGGCGAGCCTGGCGATTACTATGTTCGTCTTATGCTGGCAAGTATGCTCGGAGACGGCTCCACAAACAATGTAGCAGAAGTCGAGCGACAAATGATTGAACGCCAGGGCAATCTGTGGGAGGAGGCGGAGCGTAGAGCTGACGTCTATCTCTCTGTGAGGCTGCCTGGCTCTATGTTCTTGCACCAAATTCAAGAGTTTGCACAGAACCCAACAGCTGAAAACGCAAGCGGCGTACCTAACGCCTTTTTCCTTACGATGTTCCCAGCTGGTATGATTCCCGAGGGTGAGCAAAAGCTCCGCGATATTGCACCTCTGTATCAAGAGGCGTGGAAAAAATACAATATGGGTGACAAGGAAGCTCTGAACAAGTTTGAGGAACAGTACCCCGAATATCGTGTAAGACGGAATATGTTTAAGGATAATGAGACTTTACTCAAAGGCTACCTGGTAGACCAAATATGGGATAAGTGGACATCAATCCCGAGCGCAAGCCGCCAGCTGGCGACGCAATCTCTCGGCGATAATTTCCAGAAACTGTTTTTGGAAGGTAAAGCCTATGACCGAATTGATGACGAAACCCTGGCTGCCTGGTCTTACAGCCTGGGAGGTATGGTGCCAGAGACAGAACGAACCGCTGGCGCCACAGAATCTACCCAGGTTCCAGTACCACGGTATAATCCAGAGGTTGAGGCTGCTGTAACAGCGTTTCAGAACGAACGAGACGAGCGATACCCCGACTACTATTGGCAGCAACAAATTTATTGGGACACGCCAGAGGACAAACGAGACGGGCTCAAACGACAAATGCCCTCTTACTTTAGTTATCTTACCTGGCGCAAGAATTATTACGAACAGAATCCGCTTGTAAAGCAATGGTCAGACGACCAATCGGAAAGGCGCCAGAGCGGAGACGACAGCTTACTATCCCCGACCCAGGATTTGTTAGGCACAAGCGCAGTACCAAATCAATCTGTGCTTATTGAGTTTGATAACACCTTGAAATCAGAGCTCGGTAAGTACATTATCAACGGCACCCCCTTATCCAGTGGTGCTAAAGCCGAGTTAACTCGGTTATGGACAGCGAAAGGCAAGCCTGGCGGCTCATTAGAGCAGTGGATAAACGCCGTATTGGGCTTGCGTAGATAATATTTAGTGTATAATCAAAAAATAGGAGCATAAAATAATGAGTGACAATTCTTATAACCAACCGAATGGTGCACAGGGCACAGCTAACTCTGGTGTATCAGCGGGCAATGTTTCTGGTAGCCAGGAACAAAATGGGAGTGAGGCGTTTATCACGAAAGCCGAGTTTGAGGAGCTGAAACGACAAATGCAATCTCAAACCGACAAAGCGATTCATAGTTCTATTGAATCTCGTCTCAAACAAGCCAGAGCGGAGGCTGATAAAGCCGTCCAAACCAGCAAAGCCGCAGGTATCGAAATTACTCCTGAACAGGAGAGGGCGATATTGCAGGAGCTGACCAATAAGGTCTTGTATGCAGAGGAGCCAGTTGCCTCACGCCAGGGGCAAGGGCAATCGAACGGTGACGACTATGCCTGGATTACTGACGCTGCCGATGACATTATGGAGGAGTACGATGTACACCTTTCAGTCCGCGAGCTAAAACAGATTCAAAGCGCTAACCCCGCCGAGTATCTGAAACAAGTCCGCGCAATGGCAAAGCAGAAGTCCGCAGGGCAAGGGAGAGCTCCTCAACAGCCCACGCCCAATAACACACCCCCTGACGCCCGTACTTTCTTTGGCTCAAATGTGGGTGGAGTTCCTACTCCACAAACACAGGACACTCTACGCGACAGTTATCTTAAAGAAATCAATGATTTTAAGGCGGCTAATCCCCGCGCTACCGTTGACCAGCTTTTTGATATACGCGAAAAGTGGCTCTCCAAAGGCTGGAATGGCGTAAAATAATAAGCCTATAGGAGATAACCAATGGCTAACCCTTACTTGAGTTCAACTACCTACAGTGGAGATAACCCCACTTTATCGCAACGTTCTCTCGATGAGAACATTCTCAATCTTGACCCCCGCGACACTCCTTTCCTCACCCTGATTGGTGGGTTGGACGGCGCGGCTGGTAAGTTCTCTTTCCGCCCCTCCTCGGACAACACCAAGTATGAGTGGATTGAGGACACCCTCGGTTTCCGCACTGTGATTAATGGTGCAGCCATTTCCGCACTTGCCGCAACCTCTATTACCCTCGCTGTTGGCGAGGCTGCCAAGCTCCAACCAGGTCATATTTTAGAATATGGCACTGTCCAAGCCTGGGTATCTGCCGTGAACACCACGACACACGTTATCACTGTTGTCCGCCCCTACGCTGGCAGCACTGATGTCGCTATCCCCGCTGGTGCCACAGTCAAAATCGTCGGTATGGCTCGCCTCGAAGGTGCTGAATCCGACCCGATTGCTGGTACATCTGTAAGCTTTGGGTACAACTACACCCAAATCCTCCACCGCGAGCTTTCCGAATCTGGCACTATGGAGAAAATGAACCTCCTGGGTAAAGCTGACCCCTGGCAGTATGAGGCTGCAAAGCAAGTGCCGAATATGCTCATTGAGCTGGAACAGTCCTTGCTCTACGGTCTCCGCCAGCAAGGCTCCGCCACAGCCCCTCGCGCCCTGGGCGGCGTCAAAACCTTCATCACCACGAACGTAACCGCCAACCTCGGCTCAAAAATCACCAAAGCCGCATTTGAAAACGCTGCATTGGCTATGTTCAACACCTCTGGTGGTGGCGACAAGTACGCCATTGTCTCCCCAGCAAACTACGTTGAATTGACCTCCCTGTTTACCGCGGCTGAAACCGTGCAGCACACCGAGAGCAATGCTCGTGAGTACTGGTGGGGTATGTCTCCTGTCGGTATTTATACCAAGTTCGGGAAAATCAATCTGTTTATTGACCGCTGGCTGACCAGCTCCTTTATTCCGATTATTGACCTGGGCAATATCGGTATGAAAACCTTGCGCCCGTTCTTTATTGAACCTTTGGCGAAAGGTGGCGATTACCACAAGCAGGAAACCATTTGGGAAGGTACACTTGCAATGCGCGGCGATAAGAGCCACGCCCTGATTGCGGGCATTACTGATCCCTAATCTAATTGAATAGTAAGGGGCTGG